GAAATCGCTTGGTTCAAACCAAACGAGCTCCTAAACAAGATTATTTCGAACATAAGTTTTATGCTAAAGTTTGGCAGAATCCAAAGGTAATTTGTTCTCGAGTTCCTAAACCTCAGACTTACTCAGTATCCACTTTTAAAAGATGGGTGCTGGGTGAGGCACACTATTTGAATGGTAAAATTCCTATTAATTGGTATGCAACTGGGAGTGGATGCACTCAAACATTGTTCTATGGAGCATCTCATCTGAATCGTCGTCTCGTTTTAGAGTTCTTTATACGAGCGGCGGTTTATGCTGAACCATATGAAAGTGTTGGCAACCCTAATTTTAATCGAGTTATGGTTCTATGTGCAACTCCTAAATTAGAAAAAGCTATTGGTAAGTGCGTATTAGATATCCACGGAACCCCTTTAACATCAGTTAGTAAGCTAGATAGTATCAAGGAGATTTTTGAGACAAAGTCTAGGAAATTGTTATTTCGACAATGTAGAAGCTACATTGAAGGAACCTCAAGTTACAATCCTTATGTTTTACAATATCAGTTAAATCAGAGCTTTCCGAGCCCTGAAGATGCTGCTGTTGTTACGTATCAAGGTAAACTAACAAATTTTGCTGAAAAGTGTATTTGGGATATTTGTGATTATTATTCTTCTTTACAAGTTGAATCTACGTTTAACACCATTGTCCCCAATGAGGAGTTTCTTCGAATGTGTACTTTAACGGTGACCACTTTGTTTTCTCTTTCAAAAGTTACTAGTTTGACTCAAGGAATCTCAATTGCTTTAAGTTTTATCTCAGGTAGTGAGTACATTTCCCGTTTATTTTATGAAAGTTTTATGAATTTATCAACTACGGTGTTTCAAGGAAATGATGATTCAGAAAAGTCTAGGATTCCTTCAGATTTCTGGAACCTGTGGGCTGAATGTGGCTTAGCCACTATTTTGTCTGTTAGTCCTATGAAAGGATGGTTATATCCATTGGCGTCTGAGCAACTTAAGAATTTTAAGTTAGTGGCACACAATGTGACTTCCAAGGTTATTATTGAAAGAATCTTAGAAGGAATTACTGAAGTATTTAGACGATTGTACAAATGTTATCAAGAACAGAGTATCGATCCTCTATTTGGTCCCTCATGGGATCCAACCATTTGGTGTAAACACAGTTCTGGATTAGTTGTGAATTATGTAGATTTAACTGTCCAACAATCAGTTACCCCTAGTGCAATTAAGAATTTACGAAAACTCGTTGAAGAAGGGTGTATACCTAGTGAATGGAACGAACCAGTTCCACCGCAGTTGTATTTGCACCGCTTGAGTTTGCATAATGAAATAGGAAAGAAGATGGCCTCTTATTACTCAAGTAATCCTGCTATCTCCCGGATGTTGACTATTACACTCAATAAAGCGGAAAGTCACTATCATACGGTAGCTCGCTCAATTGGTGGATGTAACGAAAGAGTTCGTCCCCTTCTGGTCGTTTTGTACGGACCTGGTGGTGTTGGTAAATCTAACATGTGTCAAGAAATTATTAATGCTGTTTGTTCTCGTTTTGGTTTGAGTAATGGACCTGAAGGTGTTTATAATTGGGCATCTAATGCTAATTTTCAGGATGGATTTACCCATACTCATCACACCGTCATTTTTGACGATGTTGATCATTCGGCGGCTAAACCTACTGCAGGAATCCCAACTCATATAGAATCAATTAATAGTTTGGTTAATTCCAAACCGTTTCCAATAGAAAAGGCAGATGTTGAACTTAAAGGGAAACACTTTGCTTTTCCTATTTTGGTAATATTATGTACTAATTTTCAGGAATCTAATGTAGAGTTAAATTCATTGTACCCTATTGCTTTTAGACGTAGAATCACGTTTCATGTAACAGTTGGTGTAAATCCGAAGTATAGTGATCCAAGTGGACTACTGTTAGACGCAAAGGTTGGACAAGATGTATCCTCCGAAGAATTATATACGTTAATTCTCAGCGAGTATGAAGGGAAAACCATGGCTGATAAAGTTTTGGTTCCCAAAGTTAAGATTGGTTTCACAGCGTTTGTTCGCAAATTAGGTGACACTCTTCAGACTCATAAGAACAGAGAGTTTAAACGATTAAGTGCTAGGGCGCTGATGACAGGAAGGTGCAATTTGTGTGGTATAATGATATCATCCAAAAAGGCTGATCGTGGAGTTGATGAAACCCAAGAAGCAGAGGTTTGTCCTTGTTCAAATAATCCTGACGGAGTTGCTATACCTGTTATAACTACTCAAGGTTTAGACCAAAGTGTGGTAGTGACTAGTATAATGACTTGTTTGTTATTCTATATTTCTTACTTATTGTATTTCAATTTTCGAAGTACGATTTACAAATTGTTATATCTATCCAACAGACTTTCACTTTTAGCTTCTATAGAGTTTAAAAATCTTAAAAGGAACCTACTATTGTCGTTAGCTGGAACCGGTGTTGTTGTTTCTTCAATTCTATTGTTTCGGAAAACTTATTCGATGCAAGGGAGAGATGGAAATCAACATTCTGGAGAAAGTCCAATGGACTTTTTCAGAAATCCCGTTATCCAGAGCGAAACATTACCCAGTCATGGGTATACGAGAGTTTCCTTTACGAAAGAAGATCTAATACGTTCAGTTGAAGGAAATATGATTGAAGTCTTAAGTCCAGTAGGCGTCTGGGCGAGTGTTTTAACCCACAATACTATATTGATTGTGACCCATGCTATTCTTTCTGATGGTGGTAATGGTGACCCATTTGAGACCATAAGAATTAAGCAGAGAGGGGTAGAACTTGTTACGAGAATACCTGGAAACTACATTCGAGTTCCATCCAATAAAGAATTTTGTATTCTGAGGGTAGGAAATCTATGTGGTGAGACAGGCCTCTTAACTCGTTTTCCCGTCAGTCTTGATACTAGCGTTTGTCAGTTTGATGCTATGGAATTCTGGAGCAATAAGCAAGAAAAGATCGTTCCATCTAATAGGATAGTTACTAGTAGAGGTTGTATGATCCTTAGTACTCCCATTCGAACTATTGAAGGAGATTGTGGTAAACTATATTTAGGTTGCCATAATAGTAAATGGACTATAGTTGGTGTACATTATGCTCAGAGTGAGACAATGTTAGCAACTACGACAATGGCTGGATTGATGAGTCAAGATGAACTTAAGCCTTTAATGTTAGGGTTGTGTTCAATTCCTGCCCCAGTAGTAATTAGTCAAGGTACTTTTCACGAAAATTTGAAAGAACCTCTTAAATTGTTACCATTGGATCGAAAGAAGTCAGAAGCATGGGCGGCGCAAACAAATTATAATATTCAATTTCCAACTCTTGGAAGGGTTGTTCCTGAACTACCTGGTTCTACGGCCCGTTCTAAAACGCGAAGATCAATTTTGGCTCACTATTTTGAGGAAGATGAATTGAAATATTGCGGTGATAGACCTTGGGTTCCAAGTGATATGAAAGGAGTAACGAACTATTCTTTAGGATTAGTGGATACTGAAGGAAGACCAATTAAAACTTGGAATTCTCCTTATACTAATAGTTTTGCGACAACCAATCAAGTCAGTCCTGACGCCTTTACCCTTAAATTAGCTTTAGCTGATTTTCTAAAGGATATACAGCATTTAGACACTTCAGGGTATAGAGCTTTATCATTGACTGAGTGTATAAATGGAATACCAAATTCTTTTGTTAATTCTATTAATATGAAGACTTCTGCAGGACCTCCATTAAATTGTTCAAAAGTTAATCATGTCTTTCCTCGAACTCCTGAAGAAGAGTGTTTATCTCCTGAGGTTCGGAAGTTATATGAAGAAGCAGAAGAAATGCTAGAGTATGGTGAAATTCCTAGTTGGCATTCAATTTGTACTATTAAAGATGAAGGAGTAAGACTTGGTAAAGTTTCTCG